CCAGATCATTCAGCCACGCGTTGAACTGTTTGATGTAAGGCAGCAGCGCGTTAAAGAGGATGTATCCCGTTTTCTCAAAGGCCTGGCTGATCTCTGCCCACTGCTGGCGAAACTTCCGCGCCGCTGCGATGGACTGATCGTCAACGCCTGAGCGCGCTGTAAATCGGTCAACATCGCGCAACGCATGACCAGAGCCGAACCATTGCTGCGCGGCGTAGCCATACCCCAGCTCACTGCCATAGGCCTGCTGCTGATCCTTATTCAGGTTTGGAAATGCGGCGGCCAATTTGCGGACAATATCTTCAGTCCCATCCCGGCCCAGATCGATATTGGCGCCCGCCTGGTTGGCGGCCAATAGCAGGCTTTGAAGTTGAGGATCCAGCCCAAGGCCAGATTTTAAGCGTGCCTTTGCATCGTTGATGCGGGAGAACGCGCCCACGATCTCGTTGGCACTGACACCGAACGCCTCGCCCGCCTTGGTCCAGCCATCCAGCGATTTGGCCGACATGCCAAAGGCATCGGCCGCCGTCGCCAATTGGTTCAGGTTACTGGTGAACCCGGTAACAAAGCTTTTGAGGCCGCCCAGCGACAACGTGACGCCGGCCAGCGCCAGCACCTGGGCGCGAATACTGGAAAAGAACGACGCCGCTTTTTTGCCGCTGGCTTCCATGTCTTTGGCTGTTTTGTCGGCTTTTTTCCCGGTTTTATCCAGCGCCTCGCTGCTTTTCTTCTCGCCGGTGTCGAACGCCTGCGCAACGTTCTCCATGACCGCTGTCAGGCGGTCAAGCCCCGCCACTACCGCCTGCTCGCCAGCGCTGAAGTTTTTGTCGTCAATACCCAGGGCGAGGACGAGCTCGTCAAGTACCATTGCCACTATTTCCCCTCCTGCATTACGCGTGCGTTATGGGCGTCCACCTGGATGATTTCCAACAAATCCCACAGGTCCTGCACACCAAGCACCGCATCCAGCTCAGCCTTGGAGGCTTTGCCGGCGGAAATCACGGTGGCGATGGTGTGCGGGACATTGGTGTAATCGACAAGCCCAAACGGCCTGTCAGGATTGGCAAAACGAGGCGGGATATCTAGCGGCCGGCGGTAGCGAAAAAATCCACGTGCAGTTTGAACACCTCCGCGCGCAGGTTAAGGCGTGTGGCCACTTCATCGATATCGGCTTCAATCAAAGGGCGAACCACGGTTTTATCCGCTGGATTCGGCACGGCCTGAACACAGGTCATCAACTCATCAAGCAGCGGCTTGGCCTCATCCGGGGGGATCTTCGAAATCGCCTTTAAGCCCTCAACAGCCATCGCCGCGATCCCCATGCTGCGTAAATTATCGGGGATCTCGACGCCGCCGCGCCCCATCGCCATGAGCGCCCGCAAAGCCCACCATTCAGCCTGTGACGCCGACATTTCCTTGATATAGAAAACCTTGCCTTGATCGCGCCCGGCGGCGTCGATAGTGATAAACTTCTCTTTACGTGCCATCAGTTAAACGCCTCCGGAGTGATGGATTCCCATTCGATGATCGCCTGGCTGGCCTGCAGAATGCGGCCGGCATCCGGTAGCGCCTTCCACTGCTTCAGCACGCCGTTCACGCATTTATATTTGCGCTTGAGCGCCGGCAAGATAACCGTTGCATTGCAGCGGAACACCGCCACGCTGGCGCGCGATGTGGTCGCCCAGGTATCGAACACGTCCCGACTTTCCGAATCCGGCATAATGTAGATCGTCTGGTTGATGTTGCCGTAAATGAAGCCGGCCGATAACTTGCCGTCGGCGCCGCGCACCGTTTCCGCCAGGCTCAGCGCGTCGGTCCCGTAGATATTATCCGCAGCGAAGCCCTGCAGCTGCACACCTGACGGGTACAGGTTCATTACCGACAGCGTAATGATGGCGTCGGCAGAAGTGATGGTGTTGGACATTATTGAACCTCCGTCGATGCAATATTCAATTTCTGGATGCTGCCGCCGTCGCTGTACCACAACGCGCAGTTCGGGCTGGTGCGACCTGGTCGAAGGGCCGGCAGCATTTCACCGACATAGAGGTAGTACCCCGTCGCGAAAATTGTCGCCGACACGTCTTCCCCTACTGCGTTGCTGATCTCCAGTTTTTGCCCCGCGGACAGTGTCACCCCGGCACGAATGCCGCCCCATGCTTTAAACTGCTCGATCACATCGGTCATCGAGGTTGCCACCAGCGCGCGTCCGGCGTTGTTGTAGGGGATCGTCTTGTTGGATTTGAACAGCGCCAGCACCGCGCCCTGCAGGTTGGCGTTCAGCCAAATTTGCCCGGCGAAGCTGTCCAGCCATTTGAAATCGCCGGTGATCGAGCCATCTGCCCAATAATCCTCGACGATGTTATTGGCGGCGTACTTGCCGTAGAAGTTATAGCCATTGGCGATCAGCACGTCGTACTCATCCCCGCTGGTCACATCGGCCGCCAGCCCGTTGTATTCGCGGAATTTGAACGGCACGCGCCCTTCAGTGCGGGTAAAGTCCAGCGCAGCGGCATATCCCAATACGGATGCAGGTTTTTTCACGTCAGTGCAGAACACCGGCACGACACTCCCGTAATTGTTCACGGTGATGATCTTGTACGCGATGTGGTCCTGATTGCCCGTAATTCGGGCTTTTTCGTTGGTGGTCCACGCCACATAGAAAAAGCGCTCCTCCTGCGCGCTGGCCCATGCGGACAACGCCAGGTGTTCATCATCCTTGCACTCGAAAACGGTCGCGAATGAGGCCCACTGCTGCGACTTGGCGATGATTGCCGTGAACAGCGCGGGAACCACTGCCACCGGCGCCCCCTGGGAGATCTTGGCGCCGAGATCGCTGGTCATCTTCATGGGTGCCGCTGCGGTGCCGGTCGCATACGCGATGGTCGTCGCTTCCGGCTTGGCGCCTGCAGCAGTGATGATGAAGGCATTGTGCGTGGTGTCATATACCACCGTCGCCACGGCGGCCGTCAATGAGGTTTGCAACGCGGCGGCCGCCTCCGCAAAACTGGTTACCGCGCTGAAATTGACTTCCGCACTGGCATTCTTCCCGCTGATGCTGATCGTGAGCGTACCGGAGATTTTTTTCAGCTCCTCGACCGTCACCCCTTTAAACGATCCGCTGCGCAACCATGCGGCCGCCGGCGCGCGGTTGAATCGGGCGAACAGCAACGCCCCCGGAGATTTTGTCGCGTTGTTGTAGCCCTGAAAATACATGGATGCCATAACGTATTCGTCAGAGTCACCACCGAAATAATCGGCCACGCTCGAGGGTGACGAAAACGAAGGGACGTCGCCGATCGGTACGTAAGGGCTGTCGGTTAAAAGCAGGCCGTTGAGGTCGACCGCATTACCCACGGCGGATAGCACGCCCGGTTTGATTTTTACGTCTTTACTGATTGGAATTGCCATCGATGGACTCCGTTGTGGTCGTTTTGATGGTCACGTTGTCGAAGAACGCCAGAGGCGCACTGACCACCGGTTTGATTTGCGCGATGAATTCCAGCGTCCAGCGCGGTTCGTATTGCCACTCGCCGTTAATCATCGTGGTCTGACGGGGATCGCTACAGTAGAGCGGCGTTAAGACGCCCCCGGAGCAGCGAAAAGCGGAGGTGCCAAACTCCGAGCGGATCAGCGTGGCGAACATTAGGGAATTTCGCTCCGCGCTGTCGCCAAAGAAATCAAGCTGACATTCCCAGCGCGTGGTGCGCGTGATGTGTTGCGTACCCATTCCGGCCGCCGGTGGCGGCGTGTACTTCACCACCGCCGTAGACAAACCGGCGGAATTCAGCGAAGTCATCGCGATGAATTCGCCCTGTGGCATCGGCACCCCGTTTTGCTGAGTGCGCTCGATCTGCGCATCAACAAAAAGCCCCTGGAGAAAATCGCCAAGGGCTTTATAGAGATCGCTTTCAGTGATCGAGATCGTTACGTTTGCAGACATGCAACAACCCTCGTCCAATCCGGCCAGTTCTCCGGCACCGCCACCACAAGCCACGTTTCGCCCGCGATGACGAATTTGTCACCGCCGACCTGCTTCGGTCGGCTCACACCGCACCAGTTCCCGTTCGTATAGATGGACGTGAACACCCCCTGAATATTCAGGTTGTCCAGGTGGCGGATATCGCCCTGGGTAACAGCCTGTTTTTGTACCATCATCGGAATGGGCGCGTCATAGGCCGGGGCCCGGGAATAATCCTCACGTTTTTCGGCACCGAGCGATCGATAAATCTGCGCCTCAACGAAGGGATTAACTGCGCCGATGGCGCGCGAAACAATACCGTGCAAATTCACTCATCACCTCCATCAACGGCATAGTCGACGCTGTTCTGCATGTGGCCAGTGTCGACCAGCGGCTTATCGAACCCTTTGCGCTTAATGGTCGATTCCGCCAACGGCGGAGAGTTGAGCTCCCGGATAGAGTCCTGCAGCTGGCTTTTTATCCGCTCCCCCATCAATCCAAGCGCTAACCGCGCGTCATAATTTGATGAACGGATAAGCTGCGAAAACTCACCGGGCCACTGCACACTGTTGGCTGAAATCATGTTGCGGAAAAAAGGCCGCGGCAGCTGAAAATAGGACTCCCCGGCCTTGGTCATCACCATTTTTCCGAACTCGTTCGCGGCGGCCACCAGCGCAACCGGGGTCCCGTCCTCATAGGTCGCATCGGCCAAAAAACCCACCTTGAGGCTCTTACCCGAAGACAGGCCGTCGGCAATTTGCGCCAGGCGCGCTTTAAACGCGGCACCGCCGCGAACACTGGCACCCATTTAGCGCCCCCGCCTGACCGGCCGATAGTAGTGATCTGGATAGCGCGATGGCGATGAGCCCGGGTGATAAACCATCGTCCTGTAGGGCGCGGTCGCTTGCCAATAATCCGCGCCATAGGGAGTCTGCAGATACCACCACGACTGATCGTTACTGCCGGCGCTGTCCACCGATACAGAAACCGATCCCTCTGAGGCACTGGTAATGCGGCCAACAAGGCCGCTTCCCTGACCGCCCGACTGTCCTGAACCAAATCCGCGCAACGCACAGAGATGAGCAACAAGCAGGAAAAATAACTGCTCGCGCTCTTTCAGATCCTGCACTTTGCTTTCATCGGTATTATCGAGGTAGAGGGTCGAGGCCTGATTGAACAGCGCCTCGAGCAGGTCATCACTTGGCGCCGATCCGCATCCCGTTGCAAACGCCGGGTAAAGCGCCCGAAATGCCTTGATGTTGAAAACCACGGCGCCCATGCATTACTCCTTTTTATTCATCGCTTCATCATCACGCTTGATCCCCGGTGCCGGGTTGTTTTGCGGTAATGGGTCAAGGCCTGACTTTAACTTTTCCTGCTCTTTGGCCTGCGCACGGGCGCTGTTGCCATTCTCCTGCGCGAAGATCACACCGTTTTTTACATACGGCTGATCTTTGTGGATCTTCAGCCAGGCGTCCCACAGTTCCTTATCGACCGGTGTGAGGCCATAGCCGCCGATAATGCGCACATCTTCGCCGCGGTAACCCGCGACCGCCTGCCGATGGCCGTCGACTTCCAACACCAAACCGTTCGGCAATTTGCAGCCCACTGTTACTTGCTCTGCCATCTTTTAAACCCCCAACATTTGTGCGTAAGCCAGCGGTTGGCGAATGATCGCCCCCCAGGTACCGGCGGATTTTTTCTGGTGCCAGGCTGAAGACTCCGTCACCACGGCGTGCGCGCGCATTTTCTCGGTGAACGCACAGTAACCGGTGTCGTTCTCCCCGAGACGCTCGGCAATCAGCTGAACCACTTCACCCGCGTCGCTGGAATACTCCACCGCCGTTTCGATGGTCATATTTGGGAAGTTTTTCTGCAGAAGATCTGAAACGTTGACCTTGTATTGGTTGGTCTTCGTCAGGTTGGCTTCCGATGTCGGGGACATATTCAGCTTCATCGCGTCGGTACGTTCGACATGACCTTTGGTCTGACTGACGAGCTGCTTGTACAGCTTGACGACGTCGTTATAAATAGCGTCGCCATCCTTATCGTCCCACTTCAACTTGCCGCCGACGTCAATCGGGGTAATCGGCGCCGACAGCGACGGATCGTTCAACATGCCGTAGTTCTGCAAGCCCTCGATCCCGTAGAAGTAGGATTTATTCTGGAACTTGTTAAGCACCAGGGCAGACGCGACATTCAACTCCGCCGCCCAGCCGATGCGCGCCGCGCCGTACATGTCCAGTTCGCGTTCACCCCAGCGGGTATGCGTCTGGTAGTGGTAGCTCTGACGCGGCACCCAGTTTGCGTTCGCGGTTACCATGCCGTTGTTGTTGTAGTCGCCGTAAGAGCTGGTGTCACCGGCTGATTCCACGATCGGGAATTGAGTGGTCAGCGTCGTCCAGTCGCCCTTTTTGGTTTCGCCCAGGATTTGGGCTGCTTTCATCGGTGTCACCAGCACGCGAATTAATTCTGGATCAACGTAGTTGGTGAAATAGGCCGGCACGCCGGAGTTTGAGACCGTTACCAGATTAGGCTGCGCATCCATCGCCAGCGCGAAATCGCTCGCATACTCCGGCGGCAGGTAAGCCTGCGCGCCCGGAAGGATGATGCCGTAATCGCGGCTGGCGGTAGCGTAATGCTGCTTAAATTTATTCATCACTTGCTCCAGGTGCTGATTTTGATACGTTCTTTGGCCGCCGCGGCGCTGGCCACCGAGAATGCCGTTTCCGCAAAGCCTTCAATGGTCGCGCCGGCGGCACCGGTAGCAATCTCGCCGGTGGTCAGTGACGCAAACACTTTTTGGCCGACAGTGGCCGCTGTCGTGGTAACCGCCCAGTAATCACCGCCGGTGTGCAGCGTGCACTCTCGCCCCGGCTGGATCACGTTAGACGCCGCGCCCAGCCATTCAACGATTGACGCCTGGCCATCGCGAGGAACAAACCCCGACGGCGCGCCAGTGCCTTTGTTCGATGCCACGCCCTTCACCACCCAGGCAAATCGCCCAATGGTTAACCCGTCGGCACCGGTGACCAATGCCCCCTCACCGGCCACATAGCTGGTGTATGGGTTGTTACTGGCAAAAGCCCCCTCAATACCCGGAGCCGGGTATTGGTTAATGCTCGTCTGAAATCCTGACATGTTAATAACCTCGTTTAAGTTTGCCGGCGGTAGGGAAGTCGGCAGCGAAAGACGATGCAGCCGCGGAGTCATGGGCCAGTTTCGGCGCTTTGACGGCCTGTTTTTGCTCTACGGCATACTTCACCATGCTGCGGTAAGCGCTTGGGTGTACGTCGGTGATATCGATCCCGGCCTGTTCGAGAGCAGTGCGGTAAACCTCCTCGGCGGAGTCCATCGCCACCACGTCACCAATCAGAGGGCGCACCTCACTTTCAGCGGTGCGAACCGCCTGGAAGTTTTTCGCCGCCACCTTGGTGGCGTTGTCAGCCGCCAGCCTGATAGCAGCGTCCATCGCCGGCTTGCTGACCATATCGGGATTCGGTTTTACCGGGTCTTTTGCTGGATCGTCCGGGGTATCATCCGCCGCCGGCATCAGTACCGCTTTGATTTTTTCCAGCACTTCCTCCGGCACTTTGTCGGACAACAGCGCCAGGATGCTTTCCAGTGGGTTTTCCGTATCAAACGCTGGCCCGTTCTCTTCCGGCTCGACCACTTCTTCGGCGGCCTCCATCAGTTCGGCAAGCTCGGCCGGCTCGATTTCCATATCCTGCGCCAGGCGGCCGGAAAACGCGGATTTGACCGCATTCGCGATCGCATTGGGGCGTTTATGCTGGCCCACCAATTGCGTGAGGTCTTTCGGCGAGGCGTCTTGCGCCAGGCGAGGTTTAAGATAGGCGCCCAGCGCTGCGCGCATGGCGACACCCTTACGATTTAATTTCATGTTTTGTAACTCCTTCGGGAGGCAATCAAATACCAGCACATCGGATCCGGCCCGGCCGTCACCGACCAGCGCCACGTGGTTACCGACGATATCCCGCATCACGCCGTCAAATTTGACGCCATCCGGGGTAACGCCTGGGGTCATGTCAGCGACGTACGCATACGACGATGACAGTTCTCGTTGCTCGTCGGTCTCGATACCGGCGATGGCGGAGTTGTCCCAAATCGACAATCCGTTTGTTAGGTAGGTGCCATCAAAATCACTGTTGGCGTGCGTTGTCCCCACCCGAAGCTCACGCGCGGGCGCGCCTGGGTAATCAGGCTTGTGTCGGCAAAGGATGGGGATGTTATTGAAGGTTTTCGCTGCCTTGCGCAGCTCGTCGGGGTCGCGGTACAGCATGTACAGCCGGTCGGGCTCAAGTCCTAGCGCCTCGGAATTCGGGATTTCTCGCCCGTAATAGCCGCACACGTTGGCCTTGCTGATGTTGCTGCGTTCGACCTGCAGCCGTCCGACCTTATCAATTTGCCGCACCGAACCCCGGTCAAATGCCAGTCGTTCAGTCGTCATTCATTACTCCAGTCCCGGTAAAATCGCCTCCCATCCACACCTGCAACGTATTTTTTGCCCTGGCATGATCCATTCGCCATCGATAAACATGCCTTTGTCCAGATCGAACTCTTTGCCGTCGGCTTTCACATGGGAGATGCGCGGCTCTTTCCCTGCGTGGGAATGGCGCCAGCGCCCCCGGCGGATGCCAAGCGCACGCTGGCGCGCCGACTGCATGGCAGACGTTGCCTTGTTGTTCTGATCCAGCGCGATAAAAGCCGCCCGGCGCCGGGTGACGCCATAGCGCTGTTGCAGCTCTTTTGTCAGGGTCCCGAGATCACGCCCGCGAGATACCGACTGCATTACCAGCGTTTCGACCTGCGTGAGGTATTGCTGCGGAATGGAGCGGATCAGATTGACGTTCTCGGTGATGGTCGCCTGCAGTGCGTTGTTCATTTCCGCCGTCATTTTGAAGGGCACCGTGAAACCGGCCTGCTGCAATGCAGTGGAAAGCGACGCATCGCTATTCTTCATCACATCAGAAGCGAAACGCTCAGCCAGTTTCCCGGCCAGCACATCGAATTTTTTTCGCCAGCGCCGCGACAATTTGCGCATGGCATCACGCATCATGATCGCCGGTGAGGCATCCTGCGCCAGCCCGGTCTGCCGGTATTCGGCGCGCAGCCAATAGAGCGTGCTGTTGTGCAACTCCTGCACCGCCCTATCCAGCTGCCGCCGGTACCAGGCCTCAATCCCCGCGTTGGGTCGGATCTGACGGAGGGTCTTTTTCCGACGCGCTTTCCTCGAGGTTGAAGTTTTCGTCGTCTTCGTCGTCGTCAATCTCAATCTCCCCGCTTAAATCCAGACCGCTATAGGGGCTGTTCGGATCAGAGGCCAGTTTTTCGCGCACCTCGTTATTCGTCACTGAGCCAATGGACTCGTAAATCTGGTCCGTCTCCGCTTCTGTTTTGCGGATGGCGGCCTGCTGTTCACGCGTCATTTCGTGCAGGGATTCGAATTCAAAGGTGATATCCGGATCGATGTCGCCAAACTCCGACAGCTGGATAATGTCCATCACGCGCTTAATCGGGTGCTTAAGCAATCTGGACGCCCCGGCCGCTATCGTGTCGTAGAACACCTTGATCTCGCCCTCGCTCGAGGCATTCAACCCCGTGGGGCTCAGGCCTGCGAACTTCACCGACGGGATCGCACTGACAAAGAACATGTGCTCTTGTGCCTGCGCTTGCAGCGTGTCCAGCCCACTCAGTGGCGTGTTGAACTGGAAGAACTCCTCCTGTTGCTTGTCCAGAATCAACAAGCCGCGCGTGTCCCGCGTGCGGTTATACAGCTCCGCGCGCTTGGCATAGTTGGGATCGTTCTTTCCGCTTAACGCATTCCCCATGTTCGTGAGGATGCCGCTCAGGGAGAAGGAATGAAGCACATCGCCGACGCTATCGCGGGTACGCAGCCAGTTATTGACGTAGGGCTCGGCGATTTGTGTCAGCGACAAGCCACCGAAGTTATAGGCCGGCTTCAACATGTCAGGCACCGGCCGGGAAATCAGATCCAACATGCGGCTGGCGTGCACGGTCTTACCCATCACGAACCACTCCGCCGGCTTGTAGAAATCATCGCTCAGCGGGTTATCGGCGTTGTAGATGCCTGGGTAAGTCCATACCGGCTCAATCACGCGAAAGCCCACCAGCGAGCCGGGCGTGATTTTTTTGTTGGACAGGAACAGCCGGGATTGCAGCTCCTCCGGATCCGTCCATGCGGACAAACCGCGCGGGGAACGCACATCGATGTATATCTGGCCGCGGCCGAAAAATCCGTCGTGCTCAATAGCCAGGCGGAAAATATCCTGCACCTTGTAGCGCTCCATCGCCTTAACGAGCAGCGCGATGCGGTCAGCCTTGCTTTCATCCCCGTCACTGGCCGCTTTAACCTTGATCCATTTGCGGGTCATTTCCTCGGCGATCACGCTCACCATCCGGCGATATTCCGGCAGTTGGGCGAGTTGCGCCAAATAGGGGTAGCCAGGGAAGCCGCCGAAAACGTAATCGGGGTAGCTGCCGTTCAGTGAATCGTATGGCGTTGCATCCATCGCAAGAATCGCACTGCGGATACCGTCGGGGATAACACCGGCCGGCGGTTCGTACTTCTCGAACTCACGCCGCTTTTTGTGTCCGACCTCGGCGAGCATCTCGTCGCTGATCGCAATCCCTGGCGATTTTGGCGCCTCCTGCACTGGCGGCGCCTCACCACTCGTTTTTTTTCGCTTAAAGGGCCACATCAAATATTCTCCAGGAAGTCATCGGAAATCACGAGCGGCATCTCGATCGGCGCAAAGGCCATAATGAAAGCGTCGGCGACGTTCGGGGATGGAATGTCGCGCTTTTTCAGATCGTCTTTCGTTTCCACTTTCACGCGCCCGTTTTTATCGAAATCACGTTTCGGCGTGGATAACTCAAATTTGAGTTTGTCCAGCAGCGGACAATCGGAATCGATGCTGATCAATTGGTCGTCAGTAAAGCTCTCGCGTTTTTCCTTTCCGTTGATCACGTTGTACGTATTACGGAAGCGGTCAGCGACAAGCCACCAGGCCTGCGCTTTTATATTCGCGAAAAAATCTTTATTGGTGATGCCTGGCTGATATTCACGCTCTGGCTCGAAGACCGCGCCGCCGGCGTTAAATTTGAAATACTCTATCGCTTCCGCGCCCCAATCACTGGCGTTTTCACGTTCCTCGTTTATTTCGGCAAACTTAGAGCCACTCGATGCACCAACGCCGATGCTGTCGTAAACGATGGCCGCATCATGCTTCAACGCAACGTTGTACGTGCGTTTACAGCTTTTCATCAGCTCGTCTTCAAGTGCTTTCCATTCATCAGCCCAAAGCGCCACCGAACCATGCGCATACACGTTGGCGCACTTATCAGCGCCGCTGTCGGCAACGTCAAAGCCTACGCGCCGGCGGCCGGCCGGTTCGATGTTGAGCGCCTTGTGAGCGTCGACAGCGGCTTCTATCCACGAGAGCTTGATAATGGCTTCATCGTCGTCCGTGCGAGGCACGCCGAGATAAACGTGCTCGAACATTTCCTTATCGCGGGCCTTGACCGCCTCGATCACGTTCATGATGGTGCGGCTGAGGAACGGGTTTTCGTCGAAATTTATTTTTCTGACCAGCGTTTCAGGCGGCGGCGTAACAACGAAATTTCGCCAGACAAAATCTGTCGTTAAACGCGGGTTGAACAAAAACCAGCACTCCGAGCCTTCCTTACGGATCGTTGGCTCCAGAACTTCCCATTGAGCCTCGGTCATGGCGTGCGCCTCTTCGTTCCAGAGCACATCGATGCTTTCCAGTGACTTGATCTCGTCAACGTGCCGCCACAACCCGTAAAACATGAATTCACTGCCGGTAAACCGGTTGATGATTTTGTTGTCCAGAATGCGGAAGCGATGACGCAGGCCAAACCGCTCGATCTGAATTTTCAGCAACGCGTACACCGATTCCTCAATTTTGTTTTGGATCTGGCGCGTGCATAAAAAACGCAGGCGGTATTTATCGCTCAGGAACGTCGCAAAGCCGGCGGCGTCCCATGACTTCGAAGATGTTCGCCCACCGTATAAAACCTTATTCCTCGCCTTTGTCGTCCAGAACTGTCGGAGCGCTGGGTTCAGGCTTGCTTTGTCCAATATCTGCATAGAAATCGTCGAGGCCTCTCGGTGCGTCACTCGCCGGATTATTCAGATCCAGTTTCGTGATGAGTTGGATCAACATGGCCCGAGCGGCTTTCTTATCCTCCGTTTGGATCTCGATGCCGAATTTCGTTTCCTTCACACCAGTGAAATAAAATCGCGCGTCGCCGACATGGTCCCGGGTGTCGTGGATGTGGACATAACCTTCACCCTCGCCGTTGCAATGCGGACAGTCCGGGTTGGGATCCATGTTTTCGATAAACCCAATGCCGCCCGACAAATCCGGCGGAGGTCTGTTGTCGGCCTCGGCTTTTTTTTCGGCCTTAAGTTGCTCGCCCAGATCTCGCCACTGGTATTTGTGTCCCTCACCCCAGCAGTAACGACAATTCACTCGCCGGTACTGCATCAGGTCGTTCGGGTCAGCTTTGGTTATTGCCACCAGCTGATTTATCAAATCGTCGAGGTCTGCCTGGTAGCGCTTTGCCGTTCTTTCCTGCAGGTCGCGAATAGCGCGCCGAACGTTATCCCTTCTGTACAGACGGCTGGCGCCCACATAGGCGGTGTTCCCTGTCCCCTCGTAGCCAGCCAGGCGGTACGCTTCAACCCTGCTTTTACTCACTACGCACCAATGAACAAACCACGCCTGCTGCAACGTCAGACCATATTCATCAGGATCAACCGTCAGTTCCACCTCGCCTTTTTCTGAGGTTTTTCCTGCCGCTTTTGGCTTGGTGCGCACCTTCTCTTTTTGCGTACCTTTTTTGCGTACCTGCGTACCGGGTTGCGTACCAGTTTTCTCACTGCGTACCCACCCATGCTTTTTGGCCCGCTTTCTAATGGCTGCTTCACTGATGCCGTATATCTTTGCCATCTCACGCAGAGAAAGCTGACCGGCACAGTAATCGCGCTCAAGGCCGCTTTCTTCCGGTTTCGACATGGCGTTACTCCATAAAAAAACCACCAGCGGATAATAGTCAGGGTGACCGGGCAGGATCCGTTGATGGTTTTGCTTGCGCATTATCGATGGCACTCAGTGAATGCCACCTGTAATGCTATTCCTCATAAATAGGTTCAACACGGAAAGCCGCGAACTGATCCAACCGCACACCCTGGATTACTGTTCCAGTTTCATCGCTCAGGGTTAAAAAACCTGAAACGCTGATATCCAAGCCACACGTTTTTTGGTATCCCACCATCAATGGTGGCACCCCTTCCTTGGCTTCTGCGAATAGCTGCACACGCCAATATTTTATTAACTTATTCACAGTCCTCTCCCGGCGGCTGCCCGCCATTGGTTCAGCGTGGCCACTTGGCCGGCGCAGATTGATAACGCTGTTTGCAGCGCCAGCGCATGACTGCCAATGTCGCCCCAAGTGTCGCCTTGTAACGCTGGCACCTCGCAGGGGGTGAACACCGATTCAGGGGGAAACAACACGAGCGGCGCCGGCGGCGGCGGTGTCCGTTCCGCGCAGGAGGCCAAGAACAGCACCAGGAGCAGTGCGGCGGGCGCACTCGTCATTTTTAATGGCATCCTGATATTTCCTCTGGTAGTTTTCGCCCTGCTGGCGCAGCTGCTGCTCTCTCCGTTGCTGTTCGGCCATCATTGCGCGATTACGGGCGTCATCCGCGCGCAGTGTGGTGATCAGTCCTGCCTGCTGCGCCAGCGTTTTTTTCTGCTCTGCAACCTGCTGGCGTGCCAGATCCAGTCGATGCGATAAAAACGAGCTGTAACCACCCAGGCAGATTGCCGCCACCAACAGGAGCAACATTCCCCCGACGGCCAGTTTTGAGAGCCAGGCACTCATTTGTCCAATCCCCAGCAAGCAAGTTCGGCTTCCTGATCGCGCCGTACGATCTGCCCGTAGCAGTTATTCGAACGGATGCGGCAATCTCGGCCAGCGTCGTATATCCAACGGCGGATTTCTCGGCAGGCGCCAATACGGTCGCCGGCGTTCAGCTTCTTGTAAAAGGTGGAGGTGAAGCACTTGCCGGGGCCGATGTTCCACGGGCAGAACGAGGCGATACCGACTTTTTGCGGTTCGGTCAGCGTTACCTTGACGTTGCGATCCACCCAATCGAGCGCCTTTTTCTGCTCGGCTGCGTCAATCTGCTTGCACTGCTCGGCGGTCAGGCGCTGGCCCTTAACGACCTTGTGGCCGTTGACCATCGTCACGCCGCCGCAAACTGTCCAGATGCCGACACCGTCCTGGTATGCAGTCAGGCGCTGGCCTTCTTTCTCTTCCTGAAACTGCGACATCATCACCGGGGCCGATGCGCCGGCGGCGATCAGCGCCAGCATTACGGCACTGAGTTTTGATTTGTTCCCCATCACTCACGCTCCAGCATTTCAAGCTCTTCCGTGTCGATCGTCTCCGTGCGTTTTTTTATCCAATCACGCAGAAGCCGCTCACGCCGGCAGCGGAAGTAAGTACCAAGGGCAATACCAAACGCAGAGCAGAACATGCCGAAGATGACGCCGAGAATGATCCATTCGCTCTGTGAGAAATAATTAATGATGCCGAGGACGAATGACACTGCGCTACCAGTGTGCACGGCTCCATCGGCTGCTCTGATTAGCATTCGTGACATCCTTACCTCCCGCCGGGCGGTTGGCGCTCATGAAACAGAAAAGACCGCCAGAGGCAGCCTTATGGTTTGGTTGTAATGGAGATGCTCAGTTTGCCGTCACAACCATTGAGCGTCGGCTGATCGACTGGCTCGCTTTCGTATTGCTCCATAGCAATAAACGCTGCAGCTACGGTTTCGCCCGCCAATTTTGCTGAGCCGGAATTTACAGAACCCCTGGCAAAAACCGCACACAGTGCATCGCGCGCCCGTTCCTTTGTCTCTTCGTGCAATTCGTGAAATTTCATCGTGCTCTCCAAATAGAAAAGGCCGCACCGAAGTGCAGCCCATTAATTGACGTGAATTGTTATTTAGTAATTGTCGCCAGTATATCGACGGCATCAACCATATGTTAAAAAATCAGCTTGGTATCTGAGTATGCTTGATTACTTTAATATCTGGAAGATTGGCTTCTTTCGCCCATTTATTATGCTCATCAACAGCGGTCATTAGCTCGGTGTTCAAGTGATCAAGTTTATCGCATGCTGTTCTTAGGCCGCCGGTTTCAAAATGATGCACGGATTCAGCAGTATCTTGTGACGGCGTGATGTAGCTGTGTTTGATTCTGTTGAAAGTGCGGTCGCGCTCTCTGCGCAATTCCAAAACCAAAGCTTTCAAATGTTGGCAGCGGCCTAATGCTTCAAAATTAATTTCAGACATAGAGTATCCTTTCAATACGTATTGAACGCTCATTATACAATAACCCTATGTTTGGGTGTGAAGTTACTTTGGCCATGAGGATGATTCCCATGACCCACCAGCGGCTGAAATCTGCCACACTAAAACGCAAAAGCCCCGGCGGTTAGCCAGGGCTCGAAATCGGTGCCGGTCTTTCCCGGCTGTCAATTCATGCCACAACATAGGTTGCACTTTGCTGTCCGCTGTTCAGGTAGTGGCGTCTGAACAAAAAAATGCAACCTGCATTACAGCATCAACGTTGGAGCGGCCAGTGGGAATCGAACCCACATCATCAGCTTGGAAGGCTGAGGTAATAGCCATTATACGATGACCGCGTTGGTCCGCCATCGAGGCCTCGAACCCCGTACCTACAACTTAATGGTCGTTGCTCTTCCTGCTGAGCTAATGGCGGTTTGGTGGCCCTTGCTGGGCTTGAACCAGCGACCGAGCGATTATGAGTCGCGCGCTCTAACCAACTGAGCTAAAGGGCCGAGGCGCGAATACTAATGCAGTCAGCATAACCACACAATACCCATTGATATTTCTTTACATATCAACCTCCACATAGCAAAAAGCCCGCACAGAGGCGGGCTTGTCAACGTCAGGCGCAAAACACCCATCGTTAGAGAGAAACTACCACAGTTTCGGGAAAAGTAAATAGCTCACGATAAAATAACCCGCTATTTTGTCATCCAGTCGTTGTCCGTAATGCCGTATTTGCCCAAGACTCCTCGATATCCAACTGGGTGATCATCTCGTCATAGAATGGCTTCACCGATTTTTTCCAAGTGTCTAATGAGATACTTTCAGTGATACACGCTATCGCTCTATAAGCCTGGGTCGAGGGAATTCGTTCGTATCCCCGCCCTGAGCAGCGTTTGCAGAGTTTCCTCACCGGTACTCCTTGGCGCTCTGACTCCTCTTTGTCGATGGCCACTCCACGACCGCGGCAGTCATTGCAGGCCGTTTTTATCATCCGCTTACCGTTGCATTTTGGGCACACCTTGCGGGTGATTTCATAAAAAGCGTGCTTCACCCGCATTTCCCGGCCATCCATCTGCGTAATCGATGCCGGCAAATCTCCGCGCACAAAGCTGTCGACAGTGTCGTGGGCCTTCGCCAGCTTGTTCATGACAAATTTCCGCTCTTCGATAAAGCCATCATCACATGCGTCGCATGGAACTTCGCTGGCAGCGCTCCGGGAAAAGTCCAGGAAGGCGAATGCGGCCAGGGTAAGTACCACCCGAGCTTTGGTCTCGCCCGGAAGCTTACGAATGGCTGCAACCTTGTCGCAGCGCGTAATACTATGCTGAGCCAGCAAAACAACTGCCTTTACCTTGTCATCCTCGCTGATGCCAACCTTTCCCAAGAACGCCGACAGGCCCAATTGCGCCTGAGCCTGGCACATACCCAGCGCCCCCATAACATCGCTGATCGTTAAAGAATCCGAAGCCGTTGCAGGTGTCGAGTCCCCCAGTACCGGGGATTTCGGTGAGAAGTATTTTACTGCCGACTCGAGATTCATAATTTTCCTTCCTTTCTCAAAATTTCTTGAGTGCGCATGACGCCCTCGGCATGCATAAGTCTGGCGTCGTTCGCGTCGATAAAGCGCGTACGGCGGTCTATTTCATCGTGGCAAGCACTGCAGGCCCAGGCAGCCTGCGCATCATCTGGTTTGATTGCGGTGCCACAGGTGCCAGCTAAACGATAATGCGCTGCTACTGTAGTCTCGGGGTTGAAATTACAGACACCGGGGATCCTTACCTGACATTCGCGGCCGCGGGCTTCTTTAGTTAATTTACTCATGAGGTGTACCCCATGAGTTGGGCGGCTGCGTTTTCAGCCGATTGCTGATCGGGAAAGGTGCGGAATAGGATGTAGTTCCAGAGAACGTCGAGGACAGACTTGTAAAATTCACCGAACTCGATATCGTCCATTTTTGCGAACGAGATCGATTTGGGCTCTTGGCGTTTAGTGCCGTCAGGCATGATGAATTCAGTGTAGAATCCGGCCTGAATAGTTACCCAGGCGCGGAAAGCCTCAAAGGATTTTTCGGCACTGATATTGCCGGCCCGCTTTTCTGCGAAATCCGCAAGGTATTCATCGGCGGCGGCTTGAAACGCATCTTCACCGCCGGCGTAATACGCGAGGAATTTTACGTACCCGTTCACCAGTGCTTTGTCTGCTGGCGATATGGTGCCGCCGGTCGGCTGCCAATAATCAAAGCCGAGATTCAGCAGTGAGAAAAACTTACGGTGAAAGGCTGGGTTTCGGGCCTGCTTGAAGTCGGCGTAAAAAACGGAGCCGATCTTCTTGGATTGCAAAAAGTCCCTGGCTTCCCGAGTGGTCGGCACCAGTAGATTTCCTGCTGTCTTTGTGTACGAATGCTGCGCCATTGGGGGTCTCCAGTAGCGCAGCGGTTGTTCAGAAGTGAATGAGCTGGGTGTTCAATCCAGCTCATTGATTATAGCTTGTTTCCATCAGGGGCGACAATCGAATAACCCACCGATTTTGCTACTTCCAACATCGCGTTAAGGGTCGAAATGTGTTCGTCGCTATTGACCAAACGCATACCTACCGTTTTGCCATTTTCTCTACGAATTAAAACAAGGCCATCATCAGGGAGAAGGTCATTAAGTTCTTTCAAATCAATCATAAACACCTCAATCTTTGAGTTTACTTGTTATCCCTCCATCTCCCTGCATGCCTTTAGAGCTAAGTCCTTGTTTTTTGTCAGGTCAAATAGGCAGCGCAGATCGTTGAATGTCATATCGATCGGTTTTAACGATCAACTTTTCATCCTGTGAATATCATGCCACCCATTTTACTGTATATCCAACCAGCATTAATTTACCTATCCACCACACAAAACCCCGCGCAATGGCGGGGTGTGCTTGTGTTATGCGGCCATCTTCCATACACAATATTGCGGCATGTTCGCCCGTACCAACGCCTCAGCAAACGGCGGCGGCACTGAGTTCCCACAACGTGCCACCTGTTCCGATTTAGGCCAACGAGTGCCGTCGATGTCCTGATCGATGATATAGCTGCGCGGGAAGCCGTTGGCGTTATACAGCTCGCGTGGTTCAAGCATTCGCATGCAAATGTCGACCACCATGTATTCGCCGACCTGGATAAGCTGCGGGCGCGGCACCGGGAATAGGTGGCTGTCGTCAGGCTCGTCGCTGAATTCGTCCATCAAACGCGCACAGCACCAGGCGTTATAACGCTGGTCGTCGGTGATCAACGCCGGCTCACACTTCACTTCAGTTAGGCCGAACCGGTCATGCGTCGGCACGGTGTGCATCGGCGCGTCGACGTCGATCCCATCTTTCTCGTTGCCGTAATATTTCTGCAGATACGCCGTAACATGGCCGATGTGATTGCCGCCAGCGGTGAGCGTTGGCGCTGGCGCATTCGTCGGCCGCCCGTCTTTGCATGTGCCGCGCAGCTGCACCAGGTGAGACGTACAAAGCGAGTGGTGATCGACCTGCGTCACCGTGTGCATTGGCTCGTCCATTCCCAGACCGGCGCCGGTGTAGTTCCCGCCGTAGTGCTTGATCAGGTTCGCGGCGACAACTGCGTGCTTGATGCCACCAGCAACGACAGTTCCCAGCGGCGAGCGGATATTCAGGATGCGTGGCGCCTGCCCTTTCCTCTCGCCATAGCCCATCTGAATCAGCGAGGCGCACGCCAGCGCGGTATGGGATTCCGTCGGGATAGTTGCCATCGGCGCGGCGATACTGCGCGGCTTGCCGGAATATGTCGGCCCACCAGCGCCCACCAGCACCGCGCTGGCCAACTGCGTTTTACCACCGCCGCCAGGCATGATCGTGCCCACCGGAGCGTCGGCGCGCTGGCCCGTGCTGTTCCCAAACTGGCGCACAACCACCGGTGCCGCCACGGCGAAACCATGGGTTTGCGTGACCGTCTGCAGCGGCAGGCGGCCGGACTGGCCCCGGAAGCAATCGTATTTGGTTCGGTTTGAGGTGTGATTGCACTTCACGGCGAACGGCTCGATCAACAGGTGCTCGGCTTTGCTTGTGACCGTCGTGAGCGGTGCGCCGGTGGCATACTGCCGGCCGTCTCCACCGAACCCTGTTTGCCCGATTTGAACGATGTACGGATCGGGACAGTCGATAACGTAGCGTTTCAACCCCTTCACGATGCGGCGCAGCGTGTTGTCGGCCAGCGGCTTTTTGCGCCCCATGATGCTGCGTGTTGGGATTGACCAGTCGATGCACTCGGCAGCGGTGCGGTACGGCTGCAGTTGCCCCGCCAGCACCTCGGCGCTGTCCGGCGCTCCATGGGATGGATCCGGCCACACAACGGCCTCGCCATCGCAACGGCTGACGACAAACAGGCGTTTGCGGATGGTCGGCGCGCCGTAATCACAGGCGCGCAGCTCTTTGTGGTCGACGTTATAACCCAGACCTGCCACCAGGCGGCGGGCGTCGTCGCTGTCGATATCGATGCGAAGAAATTCGCATGCCTCGGCCAGCGCCGGGCAATCTGGAGCCACACCGCTGCTCAGCATGCCGATAAACGCCTTGAAGGTTTCACCGGTGTACGCTGGATCCGGGAACAGGTTGCCTTTTTTGTCGGCTTTGAGCGGACCCCATGAGCGGAATTCTTCGACGTTTTCCAGCATCAGGTAACGCGGCCGCACCGCCAGCGCCCAGCGCAGCACCACCCAGGCGAGACCACGGATCTCTTTCCTCACCGGCGTCCCGCCCTTTGCTTTCGAAAAATGGCGGCAATCAGGAGAGAACCAGCCCAGCAGCACCGGCAGCCCGCCGGTGGAAATCTTCGGATCAACGCTGAAAATGTCTTCCGGGTAGTGCAGCGTGCGCGGGTGATTCACGGCATGCATGGCCATGGCCACCGGGTTGTGGTTCATCGCGATATGCGGCTCGAAGCCCAGCGCCTGCTTTATGCCCTCGCAGCTGCCGCCGCCGCCGGCAAACCCGACAACCACCAGCCCGTTTTCCACATCAGGGCGGAAATCAACGATCTGTTTCTGGCGCGCCCAGGCGTGCGCCGTTTTCTGGATTTCCTGCGGACTGACGCGGTTGAGGAACATCTGATTAATTTTCTGCAGGACGCCCTGCTGTTCTTCGCCGCTCAACGCGTGAACTGGCAGCACGGACGATGCGCACTGCTGAACCTCTGTTGGCCAAATACTCATGCCTCTTTTCCCTCTCTGCGATCACGCCAGTAATTCAGGCGTGCTCTGAAATGTTCCCGGTATTGCTCCGGCGCCTCTTCAATCGCCACCAGCACCTTGGTGCGGGTGATCTTCCTCGCGAATAAATCGCGGATCAGGCCGCACGCGCGCAGGTCGAACTGCTCTAAATCGCGCTGTTCCTGCGTCCAGGCGCCTCGATTGAATGGCAGGCCGGGTGGTAGATAGTCCGATTGCCCGGCCATGGTTTATGCCCTCGATTCGGCCGCCAGACGGCGCATGACGTCTTTTTCGCGTGGGGGCAACCCACTTGCCACGCTTTTTTGTATCTCGCGACGTACGGCCGTTATAGGCTTCAGGATGTGCAGCACCCGATCGAGTGGCATGCGGAGCATCAGCGCGATGCTTTCGGGAGAGCGCCCCAGGCGCTGCAGCTCGTAGATACCTGTCATCACCCGGCGGCCGTAGCTGATACGGTCACCGATTTTGACGATCGGGCCGGATTCGGCTGCCGGCCGGGCGACGCGTTGGGGTTTTGGCGGTGGGCAGTACGGCGCGCGGGAACGGGCGCGGGCCGCCTGGTTGATTCTGTCCATAATGGCCGGCAGGTGGTCGCAGCCGTCATCCATCACAAACCGCTTATCGCGGATCATTTCGTTGATAGTACTCATGGTCTTTCCTCGTTTTGGTCGTTCAAGCGCTGGTCAGGCGCCGGTTAAAAACTCTTTGTCGCTTCGTTCTTGTCGGCGTAACGCCGCTCTCTCGCTTGCCCCGTCTGCGCCCGGCGAACGGCCTCCTCGTCAGTTATGTCTCGGATATATCCGTTTTCCAGCAGCGCATACGCGGTGCCAGTAGCGCCCTCGCGGTTCAGGCGCAAAATCACTTCCATCAGTTGCGGATCGGCGCCTTTGGTGTATACGGCGTCACGGTACAGGCCGATCCACACGTCGCAATCCTGCTCGATCTGGCCAGTGTCTCTACTGTCGCTCGGCACCGGGCGCTTGTCGGCGCGGTCTTCGAGTTTGCGGTTCAACTGGGTCAGCAGCAGTACCGGACAATCCAATTCTTTGGCCAGATTTTTCAGGCCAGTGGTGATATCGCCATACGCAATATCGCGGCGCTCGGCTTCCTCGGCTTTCATCAGGGTCAGGTAGTCGATCGCAACCAACCCCACCGTGCCGCGCTGGCGCTTCACTTTGCGGCACTCCGCCACGATGTGCGCCAGTGTTACGCCCGGCGTACTGTCGATCATCAGATTTGACTCGGCCAGCTCGGTGGCCTTGGCCATGGCGCGCGCCATATCGCTGTCGTCGTGGGCGCCAACGTAGAAAATCTCCGATTTCACGCGGGCTTCCTGTGCGACCATTCGCTCGATGATCCCCCGGTCGGTCATTTCCAGGCTGAAAACGAGCGTCGGCAGTCGGTGGTTCAGCGCAAAGTGCGCGCTGATTTTGTTGTAGAGTGCGGTTTTGCCCATCTTCGGGCGGGCACCCACCACAACCAGCGCGCCGCGCAGCACCTGTTTCGGGTACATCAGTCGGTCGAGGCTCTCAATCCCCAGCGTCAGGCCGGCGGCGCTGTCCGGGTCTTGGAAGCGGCGATCCATTTCGTCCACCCATTCGCCGATTACTTCCCCCGCCACGCGCAGGCCGCCCCGTTTGCCGGTTCTCGCATGGTCGGATACGGCGGTGATCATCTGCTGCACGCTGGCGAGTTTGCTCGCTGCATCCATGCCGTTGTTGGCGCCCACCAGCTCAACGCAGGCGTAAAGCTTCTCCAACGCGTAGCGGAGAACGGCTTTCTCTCGCACGGCATGCGCATAGCTGACCATCGCGGGTACGCTGGTATTCCTGCCTGTTTCAGCTAGGTATGCGAACCCGCCTACCTGCTCCAGTACGCCCTTGCTCTCGAGCGAATCGCTTAGGGTAATCAGGTCAGTCGGTCTGCCGGCGTTCACCAGCGCGCGCAGCTCAGTGAAAATTATCCGGTGCGCAGCCAGGTAGAACGATTCCGGTTTCAGCAAGCCGAACACAGCCGCCGCCCTGTCGTTCTCCGTGTTGTGCATCAGGCTGCCGAGAATGGCCTGCTCCAGATCGATGTTGTACGGCGCGGCCGGCAGGTTATCGATCATCGGCTCGGCCCTCTTTCACGGCGACATAGCAGCGCTCGGTGATCAGGTAGTCGAAGTTTTTACGGCGCCACTGGCCACCGCGGCCGTTCGGCCGGTCTTCCAGCATCCACCGGCAATTTTCAGCGATGAACTGCAGGTACAGCTCCCAGCGGGTTTCCGTGAATTTAAATTTCTTCCAGAAGTTGCGCAGCGTGCGCTTGCGTGCGTCAGTCAGGATTTGAACCGATGGCATTTCCGGCAGCTTGGCGTGATAGATTTCGAGGATTTTTTGATAATCCATCCGATCGGCCTGCGGCTGTTCAGGGTGATCAGCGCCAGCTGATCCACCATCAGTAATCTCTGTAGTAGTCTCTGTTGTATTCTCTGTAGGAGATGAGACCATTTTGACCCGAGGGTCGGGGTCATTTTGACCTTCTCCTTGTCTCACTTTGACACCTTCGATCGGTTCAATTTGGCCCAATCGATCGCTCACCGAATATACCTTGGCTTCCATGTCCGCAAGTGATTCATAATTAACTGAATACCACTTAGTTTTGTCCCATGAATCGCTATTGTAATTTGCAGTGTAAACCATCTGCATTTTTTCTAAATTTGCCAATGCCCGTTTAACTGTAGAGCCACTCCAAAAAGGGAATTGCGCCTGCCAGCTGGGGATACTGTTATAGACCCAGCGGCGCCCATCATGAATATTTTGGGAGATATTCATCCAGTAATGGATCTGTTGTAAAACGATGGCCTCATTAAGGCCAATGGCACATGCTAATGTTGGCAAAACTTGCAAGGGATTTTCGTTGATCAGCAAACGGCTCATTGGTCACCCCCTGTTTGGAAATAAAACTGGAATGACTCACAGGCACCAATGGCAGAGAAAAGCCCATGTCTGAATAAATAATCGACCTGCTCTTGTCCGAAGATAGTTTTACCCGTAACCAATTTGATTGAATAAAAACGACGCCACTGTTCCATAGTCTTTGTTCCCTTGGCTGTATTGCAAGGGCGGCAACACGCCAGGAGATTTGAAACGCTATTGTCACCCCCCATACGCTTTGAGATAACATGATCGATTGTCAAAGACTCACTACTGAGCAACACGCCGCAATATGCGCATCGCCCCCCAGTTTTTGCTAAAACCTTCGATTTTTTGATAGCTGAGTATTTTGCAACCATGATCAGATCCCCAGCGACTCTGCAAGCTGGCGGCACGCATCTTGGTACTGCTCCGGCGATAGGTTTTCTTCTCGCAGTGCGGCCTTGCGCTGCTCGTATTGCTCCCAGACAGCATGCGCGGCAGCCTGGCGATCTTCGAAAATCGGTCTGATCTCTGCGGCGTCGGCAGGTGCGCCATTGAGGCGCCAGCCATTCCGGTATGTGATGTGATCAGTTTGCATATTGGCCTTTCCTAGAATCTGGTTGTTACTGCGCGCTGGTCAGGCGCTGGGTATCTTGCAGAGCGTTTAGCGCCCCCGCTATCCGTTGAGGGGTATCGCAGGCGCCAAGCAAAATGGCGATCACCGCCGCGGCAAACTCACGTATGGCCACCGACAGTAAATACTGCACGGACATGCCGCCCAATCTGGCGCGCCGTTCAGCCGGCAGCGCCGCGGCCATAGCGTCGGCCAGCTCTCGCACCTTCGCCCGGGCAGCCTTAGACTCACCACGCAGCCAACGGAAAATCTGCTGACGGTTGTTGTTGATTGCGCGCCAATCCGCCCGACCGAAATCATCCTCGATCGGGTGAAGGCGAACCGTTTCCGATTCTGCGCCGAACAGGAACCACATCCGGCTGATCTCTATTGCCACATGTTCCTGTCCTCGCTCAGCCGCCCAGTCTGTAATTTCGTCTTTCAGAATTTCGATGTTTTCCACTTCGCGTCTCCTGTCGCTCAAAACTTGATTATGCTTAATCAGATTTTGGTGGGGGTTATGGTTAAGCTGCCGTCTGTTCTGGTAGGCCGTCGCGAGGGTTTGGGTATAAGTCTGGTCGCAGGTCATGTGGTGTAACTTTAAAACCAGTTGCTGCGGCCCACTTAATGACAACTTCGCCACCCAGTTTGCATGATCCGGCTACAACACGGCTTACGTAACCTTGTGACTTTTCAACAGCATGGGCGAAATCTTGCTGCCTAATGCCGTTCTCATTGAGATAGCTTTTAAGATCCATCACCTCTCCTCGTGTTTGTGTGATGCACAAATATTACCGCTGCGAATATGCAAAGATCAAGCGTAACGGTGATTGGACGATATTAATTGTGCGAATAAAATTACCGTATGAAGAAAAAACCGCTCGATATCAAAGACCAAGAAGCTGCAGAACGACTGCGGAAAATTTGGGATGAGAAGAAGGTATTACTCCGTCTAACACAAGAAAAGGCGGCGGATGCACTCGGCTTCGAAACTCAATCAACAGTGAGTCAGTACCTAAACGGTAAGAACCCTCTCGGTACCGACGCCATTTTGAAATTTGCAGCCCTTCTTGGCGTAAAGCCAGAAGACATCAAGCCTGAACTGAAAGAATTGATGAATTACGTTCGTAAATCAGGGGAGCATCATGAAGACGTATCCGCGCCTGGTTGGCAAATTATAAAACCTGAACATGCCGAGCTCATCAGCCTATATGACAGGCTTCCTGAGAGCGAAAAAAACAGACACATGTCTGATTTAAAAGAAAAAGTATTGGGTTTCGATAAGTTATTTAAAGAGCTATTGGCCACAAGAAAACAATAAGCCCTACCCTCTCTGGCCCGCATCATGCGGGCTTTTGATTTTTTATTGCCTAATAAATCAAACACATATTACTACGGCGCATATTTTTATCACCGCCACGCTTGACCAATATGTATTCGCAGCGGTAATATTAATTCCATCAACAGCGCACTAACCCTGCAGCGGTTGTTCAGAAACAGTTCCGCCGGCCGGGCGATACACGGCAAAGAATTTGATTCGAAACGGGCCGCCCGGCGTCAGCCGGTGTGTTTTGGAGAAGGCGAACGGCAAGTAACCCTCCCTGTCACGGCAGTGAAACCGGTTGACGGCGTAATCCCGGTTAAAGAATGCCCCGTGAGGCTTAAACATCGCCCGTCCGCTCCACGTCACGGAGCACCACTATCAAAGAGCGCGGGCGTGCAAAACTGTATCTCACCCGGCGAACGTTAGTACCGAATCCCGGAGAGGGTTCGCCAATAGCGGGAGAGGATCGCTCTTTTTGATAGTGGTGAATGCCGGGGGCTTCGGGGCGTTGCTCTTGGCCACCACAACCGAAAAACCATTGCTGTGTGTAGTCTTCGCCCTGTGCGTCGGGGCAATTTTTTCACACCGCATAAATCAGGAAAGACCATAGGCTTGACCAGCCACGAACTGACAGCGGGAATAGACTGCAGCACCTGACCAGTGTTTAACCGAGGAAAGACCAGCGGGCCTAACCAGCCCTGACGGCCGGGAAAGACCGGCACCTAATTTTAGATAGTAAAAAGCCCGCGCTAGGCGGGCCAATTACCCCGAGTTTACATCCCGGGGAGATGGTTGAAGGCGACCAAACCTTCAACGGGTGCCGGGAACCACCCCGGCGTTAGGAAAGACCGATACCACCACAAGGCACTACCGATCGGTGCCAGTATATCAGGAGTTGCTATGAAAGCACTACAGATACCCGTCACGCTCTACATCCACGCGAACGTTAGCCAGTTCACACAAGAAAAAATCTCCGTATTCACCATGGACATGTCGCAGTTCCCTGAATACGTGCTGCTTGAAACTCGCCAAATCCACGTCGATGTTAACGAACCAGAGCCGATCGACATCATCGGGAGACAGGTCGAAGCGTTGCAGCTGGAAAAAGCACGGCTGGACGATTCTACAAGCAAGCGTATTGCCGAGATCGACGATCAAATTCAGCAGCTGCTATGCATTGAACACTGCCCTGCCGACGCCGACGAACTCCCGTACTGAGGGCGCGGCCATGGATATCGAAACCCACAACCTGAGCGCCGAGCTGGCGCTGTGGCAACGCCATGATGAAGCCGGACAGCGTGACCAATTCGAAGCCGCGGCGACGCACGGCTATTCCGACGAGGCGATCGAGGTGTTCACCCACATCGACGGTACCGCCGCCGACACCCGCGACCGCCTGCTGATGGCCGTAATGATGGCAACGCCTGACACCCTGCAGCAGCGCCAGCGTGAGCTTTACAGCTGGTATTGCGACAACGTGAAAGCCGTAGCGCGCGAGAAGTTTTAACCCATCCCGGCGCCTGACCAGCGCCGGTTTTTAACAGAGGAAAGACCCCAAATGCCTATCTACATTTCACTTTTTGAGCCTAAGAAAAAGGCCCAGGTTAACGGCGCCGTGCCGCTGGTGATCGCGTTGGAAGCGCCAAACAAGCGCGCGGCCGAAAGCATTGCCACCGGCAAACTGTACGAAGCCTACCCAGAGGGCGGTGACAACTTCTTCAATCCGAAAACTGTCGAAGATCAGACCGGACACCCTCGTCCGGCTGTCGGTCAGTTCGATGAAAAGTTTGCCGCTGAGAACGTGTTCGACGGCAACGCGTGGATGCCAAAAGAGCCAGAGCCGGAAGTGCCGGCCGGCCCTATCGACCTGATGACACAACCTGCCAACGTTCGGATCGCCGCCGTTGTGATGTACGGTGATGCCGAGATCGATGATAGCCAGTTATCGCTGGTTGTGGATTTGCTCAATGACGAGGAAACGCCAGATGATACCGGCATGCGCGCGGTGATCGACGGGCTTGTATCAGTTCCCGCTGTCGGCGCCATGTACCCCGCATCCGTCTACAAATTGGTTTCAGCACTGTTCCAAAACACTACTGCCATGCCGACCGAAGAAGCCACCACCGCATTCGCGCAGGCCTGGGTCGACAAACCTGACGATCGCGAAAACCTGACGCAGAACAGCACCAGCACCAGCACCAGCACCAGCACCAGCACCAGCACCGACAATGCCAGCGGCGCGGCCGACTACAACACCCTGAGCATGCACACGGCGTTATCGATCATGGGCGTTAATCCTGCAGAGGCGAAAGCGGCCGACGTGAAAAACGCCAAAGAGATTATCGCAAACCGCGATAATGCCTGGCGCGCGTGGGACAAAACGCTGCGTGTGATCGTCGGCATTCTCAACGTCGAAACCGACGTGCGCCACGGCATCATTTCCGACGGTCTGAAAAATCTCAAGCTGATCAGCGACGACGCCGAACGCCTGCACTTCGTGAAATCGTGTCTCGCTGGCCACCCTGCATGCCCAGAGCTGGATAGCTACGGCAAGAATCCACCTCCGTTAGCAGTGGAAAACCTCGGCGGTGGCCGCTTCTCGATCGACGGACTGATCGGCAGCGGTGAGCAGCAGCATGCGGATCCAGACACGGCGCAATCTACCGCCTCAAATCAGAGTGAAAAAACGGAAGTGGCGCAGCAGCAAGTTACCGATGCCGCGGCGGCGCAGGCCAAGCAGCAACTGGATCAGATGGGCTATAGCGTTTACGCCAACGCGCCAACGGAGAAATCCCCGCAGCTGCAGCAGGCAGAAGAAAATGCCGACCGTGCCGAAGCGCTGGCACAGCAGCTTAAAGCCGATGATTTCCAGCAGCGCGCCGCGCAGGTTGAGCAAGTTATCGCTGAGCAATCAGCAGAGGATGGCGACAACCTCGGCATTTGGAACCGCGTTTATAAGACCGACGCCAAGTTTACCAAGGCATTCAGCAATAACGGCGGCGGCACATCGATCAACGGCACATACATGGTGATGCAGGCCACCAAAGTATTCGGGCCACAGGGCATTAACTGGGGTGTAGAAATCATCGAAGAGCGTTTCGATAACGGCGCTCCAATCATGCGATCGGTGAAGCAGCAGGACGGGAGCTTTATTCAAGAGATCATTCCGAACGGCGCCGGCGGTTATCTGTGTGAGGTAAACCACACCGTGAAAATCCGCCTGTGGTACAAGCACAGCGGTAAGACTGGCGAGGTGATCGCTTATGGCTGCACGCCATACGTTTACAAGAGCAAAAACGGTCCACTCAGCGACGGTGAAGCCCCGAAAAAGTCTCTTACAGACGCCACCAAAAAAGCCCTGTCACAACTCGGTTTCTCCGCCGACGTGTTCCTCGGCCTGTACGACGATCTGACCTATCGCCAAGAGAACGATGCAGAGTTCGCGCTCAAGAACGCCAGCGAGAAAGCCGAGGGTGTAACCCGCATGCGCGAAGAACTGGACGAGCATCTGGCGAAAGTCGCCGAGACCCTCAAAGGTGCGGTTACGGCGAATGAAGCGACCAAGGTTCACGGTTCTGTCGCCCGTGAGATTGAAGCCCATCGCAAGGCCGCCGACGGCAAAGGCGATAAAGAGTTTGCCCAATACCTGGCCGGCCGACTGCGCCGACTGACCGCCCTGAAAGATGAACGCATCGCCGCATTGACCGAGGAGAAAGCATCATGAGTATTAACGCCATTGCATTAGCAGCTGATTACGCCAAGTTTCAGGAGCTGATCGAAACCTCCGACGATCTGACGCCGGAGATGATCGCCGACACGCTGGAGGGTATCGAGGGGGCGCTCGGCGACAAACTGGACGCTGCTTTTATCCACGTTCGTAATATCGAGGGGCAAGCCGACACGCTGGCGGCGGAAATCAAACGCCTGACCGACCGAAAAAAATCATTCGAGAACCGCTCCAAGTCGATCCGCAAATATGTGCTGGCGTGCCTGCTGGCCAGCGGCCAGGGCTCCATTAAAACCACCGCCAATACGTTCACGGCGCGCAAAGGCTCCGCCAGCGTAGTGGTCGACAACGCCGACCTGCTGCCGGATGAACTCGTAACGGTGCAAACGGTGGTGGCACCGGACAAGAAAGCCATCAAGGAGGCAATCGAGAACGGCGTGGAAGTCAAAGGCGCGCATATAGAAATCGGCGAGCCATCGCTGCAGGTGAGGTAACCAGATGCTAAACCGTTCACAGCGGCGCGGTATCCCCGCCTATATCACACTGCCCGATGGCCGCGTAGGAACCATCATGACGGATCGACGTTGTGAGGTTATCTACGACCTACCGCCAGATGTGAAGATCAGCAGCAGGCCGCCGCCAAAGTTGATTAAGCCTAATCAGAAATAGGCCGTCGCCATCGCTAGCATTGTGGGACACCTCACAACAAGGCAACCACAATGCAGCGATGGCAACCGGGCGCACGCCTACTTTCTGACTTCGATCTCAAAATCGGCCGACTGTCGGCCAGCGTAAGGAAAACGCAGCTCAGTGACCAAGATATTATCCTGGCGTGTCGTGTGACCGACGACGCAATCGCCCGGATGATTGAACCGAGGAAAGACCATGCGAAACGATCACGACATAATCACGAAAGAAGAGATGATTGAGTTGACCGGTCACCATTATAAGTCTAAACAGTGTGACGCTCTCCGCCGGGCCGGTATATTTTTTATTGAACGCCCTGACGGTCACCCAAAAACAACATGGGGGCATTTCCTTAACCCCGTAAAATACCGTAACGAACCGCCGAAACCTGTGGCGGAAGAACCAGATTTCGAGGCGATGTAAATGGCCGGCAAGCGCAAAAACCCCGCTGATAACTGGATGCCGTCTAGAGTATCGCGCGGCCGGTCCGCCTATGAATTCAAGCACCCGGACGGCAGAACTGTAAGGCTCTGCCCTCTTGATGCGACGCAGTCCGCCGTCTGGGTGGCATACGAAAAATTTACCAGTCAAAAAGAGGATAAGGTAACCTTCAAAACTTTGGCTGATAGGTTCCTAAGCTCTGCTGAATTTACCGATTTAGCCTTCGACTCCCAGAAGGATTATCAGAAATATGCAAAAAAGGTAATGCCTGTATTTGGGAAGATGGATCCAAACAACATAAAGCCGGAGCACATCAGAAAATACATGGATAAGCGAGGGCTTAAAAGTAAAACCCAGGCTAACCGAGAAAAAACCTTCATGTCGCGGGTATTCGGTTGGAGCTACGAGCGCGGATATGTGAAGGGAAATCCCTGTAAAGGGGTGAGGCAATTTAAGGAGAAGTCTCGCGAGCGCTATATCACCGACGCTGAGTACGATGCAGTCTATGCGGTCGCCCCTGATACTGTGAAGGTTGCAATGGAGATCGCCTATCTGTGCTGCGCCCGGCAGGCTGACGTACTTGCGTTAAGTCGTTCGCAGATCCTAGAGCCTGGAATCTTTATCCGCCAGGGCAAGACCGGCGCCAAGCAGATCAAGGCCTGGTCAGACCGACTACGTGCCGCGGTAACGTTGGCCGATACGTTGCCGATCAAAGACGGAATTTCCAGCGTGTACGTGATCCACCAGCGTAACGGCAACCGCTACACGCGCGATGGATTTAATACCCAGTGGCGCAATGCAAAGCTGGCGGCAATTGCCGCAAATCCCGATATGGATTTCGACTTCACGTACCACGACCTGAAAGCGAAAGGTATTTCTGATCTGGACGGTTCACTGACGGATAAGCAGGCGATATCAGGCCACAAAAATGCGAGCCAGACGGCAATTTACGATCGAAAAGTGAAGATCGTGCCAGTGGTGGGCAATCAGAAAGGATGAATAAGCATGCTGCTTTCGGGATTTATCTTCTGAAAGCATCTTCTGAAGATGTTCTGAAAGGTGATTTAAAGCACAAAAAAACCGCCTCTCGGCGGTTACGACATTACTACTTATTGCTTTGATTATTCGGTATTTTTATTCCCTGGTACCCGGGGCGGGACTTGAACCCGCACAGCCATAAGCCGAGGGATTTTAAATCCCTTGTGTCTACCGATTTCACCACCCGGGCTCGGGAAAGTTGGAGGCGCGTTCCGGAGTCGAACCGGACTGGACGGATTTGCAATCCGCTACATAACCGCTTTGTTAACGCGCCTTTATTCTGTTTTGCCTTTTCAGGCCAAAGCCGGTGAATCACCCACTTCGTTTTGTTCTTCGGGATTGCGATGATAAAATCGCTTATCCTAATCATCTGATTCTTAAGTAATTTATTTCGTTACTGCCGAATCGATGGACTGCATTATGGACTAAACCCCCCACCTTGGCAACCCCCCGAAATAGCAAAAAGTTCTCTAACGCTTTCAACTGCTTATTTTGTGGGCGCACTGTTCACAATGCCAACGAAAAGGCAAGCGGAATGTTGATATTATATGCATCGGCTCAGGAATTCACGGGCAAAACGGTTCTTTTTCTCGACAGGAATGGCCCTCCCCGGCTTTTCGCTTGCTTATGGCGAAGGGCTATCGTGCAAAACCTCATCAGTCGGGGCATCACGCAATCTCCGGCGCCACCATAAAAACCCGGCGAACATTCCCGGTAAGACCGCGATCGCGCCAAAAATACGCTGATCGGCATTCAGCAACCCGGGAGCAATGGCGGACACCACCGCACACAACAGCAGAAACCACCGCAATTGGCGAATGCCTGAATGGGCGATACCGGCGACAGCCCCCGCCAAACATGCCGGCAAAAAACCGAGCGCATAAGAAAAAATGCCGATAAACCCCGCCATGCCCAGCAAATCGCCGGCATCGAGCAGACTTATTCCCACCCACTCACCGCTGCCGAACGCCATTAGCAGAAACATGAGCACGCCCCCCAACGGCGGGGCGACCAGGCCGAAGAACAGCGCACATCCCGCCGCCGTTCTTATCAGATGCTTTAAAGCACCAGACTCCATACATCCTCCTATGCCCGGTTCCAAAAGGCGGACCTACCGCTTCACTTTGCCGATAACCCAGCGATTTGGCGAGGCGACAGCGCAGCCTGGCTGTGCCTGAGAGCTCGGATGGTGTCATATGCCGCGTTATTTTCTTCTTGCATGGCGAACCGCCCGACGTATCAAATTATTGTTTCACCGTTTAACGGCTGCATCCAGCAGTATGACAACGACAGGAAAGATACGTGAGGAGAGTCAATAATCGATATGGGAAGATGAAGAAAGGTTTCGCCGAATGGCGCAGAAGCAGAAAACGAAAAAGGGGCCGAAGCCCCTTTTCCTTACCAGCCGAATCACGGGGATTCAACAGGCTAATGTTTGGAGCGGGAAACGAGGCTCGAACTCGCGACCTCAACCTTGGCAAGGTTGCGCTCTACCAACTGAGCTATTCCCGCATTACCAGAACTGACTGATTTCTTTGCTATCTTTCGGCAATTCATCGTTGTCGTCTGATGCGATGCATTCTACTTACCTGACGTGATGAGTCAATAAAATTGTTGGCCCATCACGATCGTTTGCCGCTTTTTGCAGCGTATCGATCACGGTTCCAGCAAATCGTTACGCGCCGCGTTCAAATATTGGAACATCGACCAGAAAGTCAGCACCGCCGCAATATACAGCAAGCCGATCGCC